GTTGCAATGAATGTTTGATAGTCGGTAGGTAGATAATTACTGATCACTTGGGTTTCTCCCTGCAAGCTGGTTCAAGCGCATTTCGCAGTAACGAATGGCTTTGTTGATATCGTTGATTTCGGATTGGATAGGATCTTGCCCGGGATAGAATTTAGTACCCGCCCGGGCCACGTACTTGATGACGTTGCCAGCCCAAAAAGAAAGCCCGTTGGACATAATGAAATCCACAGGCTGATTGGTGTGTTGGGCGTAATGTAGTGGGGCCTTTATGATGTCTGGCTCTTTGACCATATCCTCGATCTCGTTGACCTTGTCTTTCATCCACTGTTCATGCCGCTTCATGACGTTTAGTCTCCCCGGTAAATAGGATTGGCTTGAGGTCCTGGGCGTCCCAGTCAGTCCACCTCAGGATCCTGGCAAGCCTTGCCTGAACCAGGGCATCCTCACGTGTCTGCCCGGCTTTGATGTAGGCCTGTTCGACCAGAGACCATGTAGGGCGGCTGCCCAGGAGCTTCTCAGCTGTCTTAGGCCCATAACCTTTAAGGCCTGGGTAACCATCAGTCGTGTCGCCGGTCAGGGTTTGCAGTAGGAAGTTGTAGTCAGCCTCAGCCTCAGTAATGGTCATAAGCTCATCAGACATAGGCCGGTATAGTCTGCCGGGGACTGTCTTTAGATCCTTGTCATCACTGACCATGATTGCCTGGGCTTTGTTTGGTGGCATCGTAGCGAAGATGCCTAGGACGTCATCAGCCTCGAGGCCAGGCAGCGTGATACAATCATACTTACCCCTGGCCCACTCAACCATGGCAGGGTATCCCAGGGGCTTCCTGGTCTTCTTCCTGTTGGATTTGTAGTTGGGGTAGACGGTCTTTCGGAAGTTCTCTTTGTCTGAGATACACAAGGTGACGTTATGGCTGTTCAGACGCTCTTTAATCGCCGCTAAACGGTCTTGGAACATGGCCTTGGCTTCTTTGAGATCTGTAGTTAACGACCATACATCGTCACCCCAGTCTGTTTCCTCTTCGGCAGAACTACATGCTTGGTAAAGTAAGATATCCGCATCAACTAAAATCATGTTCAATCTCCGACATAAATGCTGCACCCTGGTCGTTTATCATCCAGGTGTTACCCCAGACGCCTAAGACGATCTCAGTTGTGATAAGGCCCTCAGTGGCACATATAGCGACCACTTCTGCGTTATCCCTGGCGAACTTAGATTTACATTTGAAGCCCTTGTGCCAGGCTTCCCTGCACACTTGGTACATCTTCATCAGGCCCTCTTCGGCACTGCCATCAGAGCCAGGATCAGTGGGTATCTGCCCAAGTTCCCCCGATGGTTGCATCGGCCCCGACTGGGATGCGGAATCCAAAGCTTTCTCCAGCTTTTTCCGCGCTTCTTCTAGCGATATTACAGACATCCTGTTCGCTTCCCTTCTTCACTGAGATTTGGAGTTCGTCATGGACCCAGGCTATGATCTGTGCATCGATGCCCTGGGCTTTGATCTCTTGATCCACCAGGCACAACCATTTCTTGCAGATCAGGCCACCTGCACTTTGCAGCAGGGTATTGAGGGCGGCATGTGCGCTTCGCACCTTAACCTGGCGGCCATCGAGGCCTTTAATGAACCCACGTTTTGATGCTTGCTCTACAGCCTTCTTTAAGGTCCTAAAGGCAGGTAGTGCTTCCATGAAACGCTCTTTTAGGAGCTTTCCTTCTTTGGCACCTTTGTCGATGATGGATCCGATCTTGGTGTCTCCAGCTCCGTACAAGAGGGCGTAGATGAAGGTTTTGGCTTGGTCTCTTGTGTCGAGGCCTGCCGCCTTCTGGTTTGTTGTATGGATGTCGCCATCCAGTATCTCTTTCGCATATGCACCACCATCATCTAAAAAGTGGGCTAGGCATCTCAATTCGAGACCTGAAAGATCCGTGCCGACCAGGGAATACCCAGGGTCAACCGTGAATAACTCACGGCACTGCTGACCCCACGGCAACCTGGTTGCAGGGACCTGTGCCAAGTTTGGAAATCTATGAGATGCGCGGCCTGTTACAGTACCGTTGGACACAATCGAGTGCCGAAGCTTTCCGTCTGCATCGACCCTTTTCAACCAGGCCTGTCCACCCTCCGCTAATTGGCCTAGCCGTTTGGAAAGAAGAAACAGCTGAGAAAGCTTTTGAGCCTCAGGGTAATGAAGCTCACCCAGGACCACGTCATCGATGATGGCATGTCCAGCTGGTGTGAATGACTTAGGTTGCCATGCATACTTAAGCTTCAAGCAATGCTCGATGTGTCTACGGCTGTTGTGGTTAAACTCAACCACGGTAACCTTTGTAAAAGGCTCACCTTTGACATAACCTAACTTCTTATTGTTGACCTTCGGGATAAACTCTTCATGGATCTCCCATGGCTCGAAGAGGTCAGCCATCTCTAGCTCAAGCTTGGCCCTCTCTTGTGCCAAAGCAGCATATAGCTCCCCGGCCTTCTTGGTGTCGAAGGTCCATCCGGCCTTGCCTATGGCATCCGTGATGTGAGCTACCTCATGCTCGAGGTCGATGGATTCTTGTGACCAAGCGTCTGGCTGTAGGAACTTAAGCAGGTCATGTGTTACCTGGACGTCTTGCTCCATGTAATGAAGCATCTCTACGTTGAAGCTGTCCCAGCCGCCGTTATAGTCACCTTTGTGGTTACCAAGACGTAGGCCCCAGGCTTTTAGCGAATGACTACCGTATAGCTTTTTCGGGAACTCTTGCTGGTGATCTGCTAACATGGCGACCTCCCTCTCTCGAAGTCTTCGTTCTTCAGATCGGCTTTGATAAGCCTGGACAGGATCAATGTGTCAGTGATCTTGGCCTCAGTGTTCCACCCCGGGTAAACCTTTTGGATTGCCGGGATGTCGAAGTTGATGATGTTATGACCAATCAACTCCGTGGCCTTGCTGAGAAACAACAACGCATCCTCGATACCCTCAGGACCAAAGCTTTTGATCTCGTTGGTGTCGATGTTCAGAAATGCTATGCAGTGGATGGTTGTTAGTTCAGGTAATAGGCCGTTGGTTTCAATGTCGAAGACCAACCTCATCTGTTGTCACCGCTGCCGGTGATCAAGTCTGCTTGCATCCGACGGTCGAGCTTGGCGGTGTTCATCTCAGCTACCCGGCTAAGGTCAAACTGAAGATACCCTGCAAGAGTAGCCACGTACCAAAGGACATCGCCAAGCTCCATGGCAATCTCTTTACGTGTTTCGTAAGACATATCGTCAAAAGGGACTACAGTATCGCGTATAACACGTTTTGCCTTACCCAGGACCTCGCCACACTCTGATGACAAGCCCATAAGTAAATATGGGATCTTGTCTTTTTCTACGATAAACGTGCGTTCAGCAGCTGCCTGGTATTCATCTAAAGTTAACTTATTCATTAGGCTCTCCTACCTATAAATCTGATCCCATCGCGTGGGGGAAACTTAGCGAAGCCATACCAACAGACATTGTCCTTCCCACATGACTTCGAGCCGGGGATCCACTTGAGACGCCCAACGCTGATTACGGTGTGAAGGTTTTGTAAGTACGGTATGGATTGTTTGGTGTGCATCCAGTCAGCATCGAACAGAAGCCAGGTGGGCTTCATCCATGAGAAATGTAGGATGGCTTGGTGTAGTAATTTACGCTCCCAGGGCGGGTTCGTAATGATGACATCACAACCTCTAACATCTTCTATTGTGATATCCCGGAAGTCCTTAGTGTCGTCATTCCCAGGGTGAGGTTCAATGTCGTTTGTATAGAGACACTGAAGACCTCTTTTGTTTAAGTGGTCCACCAGGTCACCCTGCCCGGCACACGGCTCAGCATAGGTAACGTAGGGGCTAAGTAAGCCGCTTGCCGTTAGAGGGGCTAGTGCGGCCTCTGGTGTAGGGTAAAAGTCTCTGGGAACACGCTCAAAGTTACTGCGCTTGCCCAATCAGAACATCTCCTTTTGATCTAATAAGCGTCCAGTTTCGCGGTTGTACTTAATAGTCCCAGCGTAGCCTTGCTCACCGGACCAACGGTTCTTTAAAACATGCATAGACCTGGTGTCCCCGGCAGGGTCATCAGGGTCTATCTGAAGGCTAATACACATGGAGCTAAGCTGGGCAATCGAGTGTGAACCTCGAAGCTGCCCTAAACGGACCACTGCGCCGTCCTCATGGCCCTTGTCGCCGTCTGGGCGGCGTAGGTGGCTTACGATAATCAAGCCTATCTGTAGCTCTTGTGTGAGCGTTGCAAGCTTGGTCAGCGCAATGTCTATGAGCTTACGTTCATCCCCTGTTGCCAGGCCTGACACCATGACAGATACGTGATCGAGGATGACCCACTGACAGCCCAGAGCTTTGACCATGTAAGTTATGCGTTGTCATATTAGGTCAACGTCTGAGCTACCCCAGTGATCGAAGAGGTACAGAGGTGGCTTTGTGGGAGCAAATAGCTCTCTGAAGGCCTCTTCGATCTCTTCTTGGGTTGCCTGGTCAGGTTCCACAGTAATGTTCTTATTAAGGTGGAGGCCAACCAGGCCACGTAAAGTCCTCTTATTGCTTTCCTCGAGCATAAGAAGACCAACCTGTTGATCTAGGTTTTGGTGTAGGTGGTAGGCGATCTCTTTACAGAAGGTTGTCTTGCCTGACCCCGACCCTGCACATATGGTTACCATTTCTCCTTTACGAATGCCGCCTGTTATAGAGTTCAAGCGGTCGTAGGGATAACTGATGGACGAAGCAGCATCATCCAAACCAATTGTCTTGCCGAAGTCAGACGCCGCGACAATACCATCGGGCCGATAATCTCGCGCCTGGAAGATGGCTGTCACGACAGCTGCTGATTCATTCTTGAGTAAGCACTCATTAGGATCTTTGAAAGGCAAGTGACCGGCAATCTTAACTTTACCGGCGGGGAAGATCTCCGCACACTTAAGCGCAGCATCTTGACCTGGTTTGTCCTGGTCAAACATCAAGATGACCTCGTCAAAGGCCATGATGTAATCCCAGTTGTCTTTAATAGTACGTGTGGCGGCTGCCACGCCGTTAGGTAGACCGACAGTCGCCCACTTATGACCTTGGATCTGAGAGACTGTACAAGTATCAATCTCGCCCTCACATATCACAAGCTTTTTACCCTTGTTCCATAGGTGAGATCCGTAGAGGGTCATCTTTTTAGCATCACCTAAGATGCTAAAGTCCTTGTTTGCAGTGCGTAGCTTTTGAGCTACCACGACACCATCTCTGTTACGATAGTTGGCTACCTGGACAGGCTCTCCATTATACTGGCTGACCAGGTAACCAAACTTACGGCAAGTCTCTTCAGTTAATCCTCGAGCTTTAATCGACCTAACTTCGCCCTTGAGTAACGCTTTTTGCTGGGGCGTCTTTTCAAGCGATACTTGCGGGACCTGAGATCCCTCGCTAGATGGTTGGTAGGTCGAACAGGAGTAACAATACGAATGTCCGTCATCATATACTCCTAACGCATCTGAGCTTCCGCAGCTGTCGCATGGCCCATGTGTTACTAAATTACTTTCGGATAACTGTGAGGCTTCCATAATAGTGTCGCTCCCTTAATGCACTATTCTTCCAGCCACGCATCAGGGATTGTCTTAAACGCATACTGAAACCCATGCTTCTCACACCACATTGAATAAGTGGTCTTTGAACCTTTGTAGAGTTTCTGATTGCTACTGAAGACAAACCTGATGTTGATGTCTGGATGTTGTTCCTTCAAAAGAAGATGCTTCTGACGCTCTTGAGTAAGAAAGCGTCCTTTTGATTCGACATAAAAATAGCCGCCGTCTTTCGTTAGCAGCTTCCAATCGGGGGTGTAGGTCGAGGACCTCGAGGGCCATATAAACGCCAATTTCTCTTCTTCGTAAATGACCGGGACACCGGCTTTCTCGAGTTGTTGAGAGATCGTGTGTTCGAGGCCTGACCTGAACCCATGTTTGATTGCGTTACGTCTTACCTTAGAAGTTGTAGGTCGAGGACGCTTCGCCATCCGCATCACCACTGCCGTCAAAGGTATCCGCTGCAACGGCCTGGGCAATAAAGCCGCCTTCGACCGCGTCAAAGCCCTCACCGTCATCCTGGTTAGGGTCACCTAACTCAATGACTTGGACTTTAGTCAAGTTCATCTTGACGCCATGGTTTGAACCAAGATCATAGATCGTAAAAGTTCCACCTAGTTTCAAAACAGACCCGCGATAAAGCTTTGGTATTTTGTTACCTACAAGTATCGCACCTGATGAATCGTAAAACTTAGGCTCAAACTTGGTCTTGGCGTTAAAGACAATCTCACCAGTAACCGGGTCACTTTTAAAGGGCATCTGGGCTGTTTGTGCCTTTTTACCCATTTCGTCTTTGGCAAACTCTTTGACCTGATCGATAATAGCTTTTGCCTGATCGGCAGGGACAATGAGTGACGTGTGATAAACGCCGTCACTATCATACTTAGTATCTGGCGAGGTCAGCCAGGGATATTGTGCGCGGCCCTTGTTCGTCTGATATGGTAACTTGGCTTGTGCCATCGTTATTCTCCTTTTCTCTTCTTAAT